TCCATATCCCATACATCAAAATTAATAAGATTGCCGCCGACAGCCTAAAGCGTGTCATTGATAAGACATGGGACGCCTGTAACAAAAGCACAGACAAGATCCACCAGATACATGCCGACCAATTCAGTGGCGACTGGGTGATCCGTCAAATGAGGGGCCTTCACACGACGTCAATGCACGCTTATGGTTTAGCAATTGACTTTGATGCGCCTCATAATCCTTTGGGATCAAGTCATGGGTTCTTTACGGCTCAAAATCCTCTCGTAAGAGCTTTTGAGTCTGAGGGTTGGACGTGGGGAGGTTCATGGTCTCACAGGCCGGATTCAATGCATTTTCAATATGCTAACGTAGGATAAAGGAGAGAAAAATGGGTAATCTGATACAGACATATTTTGTGGCAAATTGGAAAACAACGGCATCTGGCATTATGCTTGGCCTACTTGTTATTCTGCACTACTTCGGCATTAATGTTCCGGGCCTTGCTATTCCTTCTGACACTGGTTCGCAAATTGCAATGGTTCTTGCGGCGATTGGCCTTGTGTCTGCAAAGGATGCTTCAACTGCAGGCGTTCCCGGTAAATGAGTGCTGCTTTAATATCCACAGTCATTAGCCTCCTTGGCGGGTTCATGTCTGCGGTTGTTAGTTTTTTTAATTGGCTGCATGAGCAACAGCTTGTGCAGTCAGGCATTGCTCAAGAACAACTACAAAGCTTAAAAGATCAGGCTCATGAAGCACAAATTGCTATTGCAGCCCGTGAAGCTGTTCGCGCTGATGTCGCTAATAAGCCTGACGGCGTGCCAGTCGACGACCCTTTCGTCAGAGACTAACCACGTTTCATTCTGTGAAGCTGCCCGTGCTATATATTATTCTAGGCATGATACAGCCCCCACTCGCGCCCAAATCCGCGAACATAATGCCGTAGGTGTCGCTTTAAAATGCGGTTGGGTCAAAAAGTAGCTATTTACTACGGTTTTATGGTAAACTAATCCCAAAATGCGGGGATTTATATGACGACAGGTTTATCATATGACGGCAGTGTGGCTGGCACGACAAGCTACGTCACCCAGATTTCGACGATGGCCGTTGTTAGCCCCTCAGACACTAATTTTGTTAATATATTGCCGCAGTGCATAACTTACGCTGAAAACCGCATTTATCGTGATTTAGATTTTCTATTTACGTTTGTCGCCAATACTTCTTACAGCCTCACGGTAGGAAGCCGTGTTATCTCCGTTCCTGCGGGAACTTTTGTCGTTCCAAGCCAAATAAATGTTATTACGCCGGCTGGGGTAACAAGCCCAGACAATGGCGTTAGAAACCCATTATTGCCGGTTACGAGAGAGTATCTTGACGCCGTTTATGGGAATGCATCTTACAAAAGTCAGCCAAAGTTTTTTTGTTTATTTGGAGACCCTACGGCTGCGACTGGCGGAACAAATGCGGTTGGGGTGTATAATTTCCTTGTTGGGCCGTATCCAGATAGTGCTTATCAAGTAGAGATAACTGGCACAATTAGACCGTCAAGTTTATCGTCTTCAAACTTAACGACATTTATTAGCTTATATCTGCCAGATTTATTTATTATGGCATCAATGATTTATATTGCTGCTTATCAGCGTAATTTTAGCTCTACGATGGGCAATGACCCTCAAATGCCTATTTCATACGAGCAGCAATATCAGGCCCTGCTTAAGGGCGCGACGACAGAAGAATATCGTAAAAAGTTTGAGGCGGCGGCCTGGAGCGATAAATCCCCTTCGGTTGTTGCTACGCCTACTAGAGGTTAACAAATGCCTCATTCTACACTAAAAATAACTGGCGGCGTAGACACGAACAGAACGCCAGCGTTAAATGAAGCGAGTATTTCTTCCGCTAATTTAATTAGATATTCTTACGACCCTCAAGGATTAACGCTTGTTCAGAAGCTTGGGGGATGGATTAAATACTTTTCTACCTCTTTGCCAGATATTGTTCGCGCACTATTGGCTTGGGAAGACACTAATGCCACAAAACATTTAGCTGTAGGACGAGAAGCCGCAAGCGCGTCTGGAGACGCATTATCAGTCATTACAAATGGTTCTTTATCAATAATAACGCCAAAAACAACGACTGATAATCCTACCATAAATATTACCACGACTTCCGGCAGTCCAAACGTAGTCGTTTATGATGCTGGCTCAAATATTCTTAATGGCGATTCTGTCTATATTCAAACACAAATAAGTGTCGGCGGATTAGTATTATTTGGCTTATACCCATGCACTTTTTTGGGACCTGACCAGTATCAGTTAACTGCGTTAGATGCTCTTGGCGCTCCGTTAGCGGCAACGTCATCTGTTTCTTCTGGTGGTTCTGTTCCTGTATTTGCGTTTAATTCCAATTCTTCTTCCGTAACAGTAACATTAAGTAATCACGGTTATGTCGCGGGAGACACATTTCCGGTAATAATAAGCACGTATAATTCAACTGCAAATGTGACATTATACGGCAATTATACAGTTCAATCTGTTATTGATAGCAGCAACTTTACAATAAATGCTTCGGCTATTGCTGTTTCGTCATCAACTTCTACGTTAAATGGCGGCAATGCCCGTTATCAATACTTCATAACGAATGCGCCAACTCCTACAGGGACGGGGTATGGCGTCGGCGGTTACGGACAAGGCGGATACGGGATTGGCGCCTCTGGCCCTACGCCAGTTACGGCTCCACCCATAGGGGCTTCCGATTGGTCCCTTGATAACTGGGGCAACATATTAATTTCGTCCCCTGTTACTGTTAACACTGACGGATCTTTTTCTGGCGGCCCCATTTATCAGTGGGACCCAATTTCTTCTGCTACGACAAATGCGTCAGTCATACCTCAAGCGCCTGTTGCTAATGACGGTATATTTGTAGCAATGCCGCAAAGGCAGATTGTTGCGTGGGGAACAACTTTTACCGGCATACAAGACCCTCTTTTAATTGCGTGGTCTGACGTTGCAAACTTCAATTCTTGGATTCCTAATGTAACGAATCAAGCTGGTTCATATAGAATCCCTCGCGGATCTCGAATTGTTGGATGTATTCAAGGGCCGCAACAGGGCCTTATATGGACGGACTTGGCTATATGGGCGATGCAATATTCTGGCCCTCCCTACGTTTATCAGTTTAACGAAATAGGAACGGGCTGCGGCCTCATATCACGAAAAGCCGCTGGCTCCATGAACGGTGTTGTTTATTGGATGGGGCAAAGCCAATTCTTCATGCTTGGCAGTTCAGGTGTGCAAATACTTAATTGCCCTATATGGGACGTCGCATTTCAAGATTTAGATTACAACAATTTATGGAAAATCAGATTTGCTGCCAACTCAAATTATACTGAAGTGGCCTGGTATTATCCTACCGTCAGTAGTAATGGCGAAGTATCTTCTTACGTCAAATATAATGTTGCTTTAGGAATATGGGATTACGGCCAATTATCCAGAACTGCTTGGATCAATCAATCTGTCTTAGGTTCTCCAATTGCAGCTTATCCTTTTTCTTCTGGGTCAGGTTATTCTAGCTATCTTTATCAACATGATGGCGTAGACCCAGTAACTGGTCTCCTTGTTGCTGATGCTGATGGGGTTGCTTTAAACGCTACTTTCCAAACGGGTTATTTTGTTATTTCTGATGGAGAATGGAAAGTATTTGTCGATCAATTATGGCCGGATATGAAGTGGGGATATTATAATCAGCCACAAAATGCTAACATTCAAATAACATTTTATGTTACGGATTACCCTGGGCAGGCCCCCACTATTTACGGGCCCTATATCGTCAATCAATCAACTCAATATATTACGCCAAGATTTAGAGGTCGTCTCTTGTCTATTGGCATATCCAGCAATGACATTGGGTCGTTTTGGCGACTGGGTGCTATAAGATACAGATACGAACAAGACGGAAAGTTTTAGGAGGCTACAATCGCTACCCTTGATGACATCTTAACAACACAAAAGAATGGCGTCGTCGCCATCAATAACCTAAACCAAACCTATCGTTTTTTAGGCGGGGCGCAAACGTCTGCCGTCATTACAGCATCTGCTGGCACAACGCTTATCGCTGCGGGGTCTGGTCGAATTGTTAGTTATAATGTTTTAGTCGCGGGAACATCGACAGGAACAATTTATAATTCATCAACGACGTCCGGGGCAAACTCCTCAAATGCCGTCGCTATTATACAGCAAGCAGTAACAACAAATTCTATTGTGGTTGGGTCTAATTTTACAAATGGTTTGGTTGTGACGCCTGGAACGGGTCAGTCCGTCAATGTCACATACTCTCTTACAGTTGCATAGGTGATACATGCCACTCGCTAAAGGAAAAAGCCAATCTGTAATAAGTGAAAATATTCGAGAAATGGTTCGTGCTGGCCATCCCCATGACCAAGCGGTTGCGGCTTCCCTTGAGCAAGCCAGAAACTCTTATGAAGAAGGCGGCGAGGCAAAAAGCAAAACTTTTGTCGGTCCTATTCACTCTAATGTTGCTGGCAGAACCGACCACCTACCAATTAATGTCCCCTCTGGATCTTATGTTATACCGGCAGACATCATATCCGGCTTCGGTGAGGGCAATACAATGGCCGGTTTTCAAATTGCCAACAATGTTTTTGGCAAGCAAAGTCTTGGAGAAGAACCTTCCGTTGAAATCATAGCTGCCGGCGGGGAGTATGTGATTTCTCCAGAGAATGTCGCTAGAATTGGTTCCGGTGATATTGATAAGGGACACGACATTCTTGATGATTTCGTTACGGAGTATCGAGAGAGGCTTGTGGCTACGTTAAAGAAACTGCCTGGTCCTAAGAGGGATTAATAAATATGCCGAGGAAGGAAATAGATGAGGTCGTTGTCAGAACGGCCGAATTGAAGGATATCGACTCAATAATGCATATGTGTTCCATGCTTGCCGAAGAAAATGGGATATTTAGGCCCGACGATCAGAGGGTCTTCATGGAGCTATTGCCGTTGTTGCAACAAAATGGCGGCATAATAGGCGTTATAGGTGACGTTGGAGAGCCTCTTGAGGGGATGGTCATCTTAAAAATAGGTTCACTGTGGTATTCATCAGACCCTATTGTTGAAGAGCGTGTTGTTTTTGTTCATCCCAAATTTAGGAAGGCATCAGGCGGTCGCGCTAGAAGATTATGCCAGTTTAGTAAAAAAGTTTCGGACGAACTTGGATTTCCGCTTATAATAGGGATTGTTAGTAACAACAGAACGCAAAGCAAGGTTAAGCTTTACGAGTCAGAATTTGGTTCTCCCGCCGGCGCGTTTTTCTTATACGGCGCAAAAACAGGCCAGTGGAAGAGACCTAAAAATGAGGCGGCATTTAAATGACTGCCAAAATTCACTTTAATGCAGTTAAGTGGTATTATTGCTCCCAATTAACCTTAACCATCCCTGGGGAATAGAATAATGTGCGGTAAAGGCTCAAATAGTGGCGGCGGTCAGGGCGCACTTGGATGGGGTGGGTTAGCTCCAGCTCAACAAACAACAACGCAGGCGTCACCGCAGGCTCTTAGCTGGTATAATCAAGCTATGGGGCTTGCATCACAGGCCGCCGCCAAGCCTTACCAGCAATTTGGGACGACCCCAGAACAATTTGTCGCACAACTAAACCCACAACAACAGGCCGCACAGCAGGGTATCGCTGAGCAGGCTGCCGCTACACTACCTTATTCTGAAATGGGCGCCGGTATGCAAGCCGCCGCGGGTATGGGCAACGCCGCTCAAATGGCCGGCGCATATATGAACCCATTTATGCAGCAAGTTGTCTCTCCAGTTCAGCAGGCCCTACAGCAACAACAGGGGCAGCAATTGGCGCAGCAACAGGCTGCGGCCATCCAAGGCGGCGCATTTGGTGGGGATCGTGCGGGTCTTCAACGGGCTGTTTTACAAGGCCAGCAGCAACTGGGCATGGGGCAGGCACTAAGCCCACTATATCAAACTGGATATGGGCAGGCGCTTGGCGCCGCTCAGACGGACCTTCAGCGCCAATTGGCCGCGGGTCAGGGGCTTTCACAAGCTGGGTTGGCGGCGCAACAGGCGTCACTTGGGGCCGGAACGCTTGGACAACAAACACAGCAAGCGGGCATTAACGCGCTCTATAATCAGTTCCAGCAGCAACAAATGTGGCCCTATATGCAGGCGCAATTCCTTGGTGGGCTTGCAGGAGCTCTTGGACCTCTCACTGGCACGCAGACTTATCAGGCTCAGGCGTCTAGCCCATTTGGGACGCTCCTGGCGTCTCGTGGCGGTAAAATGGAAAACCGCATGGGCGGCGCCGTAAGGGACGGCGGCGATTACTACAAAGGTGGTGTTGTCCCGCAGGGATACGCTACAAAGGGCGGCGTCCCTATTGGTGATGTTTCATATGGCAACGACGAAGACTTGGCTAGTGCGTTAGCCTCCCAGGAGGCGATGTATCAAAGCGCCCCGACGCCTAAAGACATCCCAACAAGCCAGATTCAGACCGGAACGCCTCTTGAGTCAAAACTTGGTAGCAGTGCCCAAGGCAAGAAGGGCACAAGCCTGTCAGATATTTTGGAAACTGGAAAAGAAGCAATTGGTCTGGGTAAAGATATTTATGGTCTTGGTAAGGGGGCATATGATTGGCTTACTGGGCCAACAAATGTTGTTGGTGGCGCTGGCAGCACTGCAGTTCCGACATATGGTGGAGGTCTTTTAGACACCATTGGTTCTGGTATTGCTGATATTGGTAAAGCGGCCCTTTCTTTACTTCCATTTGGTTTTGAAGAAGGTGGCCGAGTTGACTATTCTGATAGAGGCGTTGCGTCTCGTCACGGCTACAATGGTGAAGACGGGTCGGCTGTTAAGGAAGACGGCGACATATTTGAGAGAGGCGTATTGGGAGCCGAATCTGGCCACCATCAATTTGATGAGGCTGGGCGCCCATTAAGGTCTACAAAGGGCGCGGCAGGCATTGCTCAAATTATGCCGTCAACCGGTCCAGAGGCGGCTAAACTTGCTGGACTGCCATATGATGAGCAGCGTCTATTAAATGATGAGAAATATAATGCCGCTCTCGGTCGAGCTTATTACAACGCCCAACTTAAGAAGTTTGGAACGCCTGAACTAGCCCTCGCCGCATATAATGCTGGCCCCGGTCGCGTTCAGAAGGCATTAGAGAAAGCAGGCCCAGGCGGTGACGTTCTTTCTCTTCTCCCTAAAGAGACGCAAGCTTATGTGCCGCGCGCACTAGGTCTTGCTGGTGCGGGGGCGCCAGATTTATCGCGTATGACGCCAAGACAACGTAGTTTCATGGCGCTTGATCAGTCTGAACGTCCTACGGGAGGGGTTGTCCCGAAAGGGGATGATGGACTTGGTGGCCTTCTTAAGCAAGAAAATGTCATTCCCGCACTAATGGGTCTTGGCTCTGCAATCTCTGGCATGGTCGGCGCTAAAACAACGTCACCAGGAGCTGCGATTGCTTCTGGTCTTGGCCAAGGATTAGTTGAAGGGGGCAAGTCATTCTTAGAAGCTCCTAAAACAATTGCTGAAGCCCAAAAACTGCGTGAGGAAGCTAAGGTTCAGGCTCAAGAGGCTCTAAAACGAGCCGCAGAAGTCGGAAAAGTTGGCGCTGAGACAGCAAGAATAGGCGTTGAAACTCGTAAAAGTGAAATAGAAAATTATTTGGCGTCAATTAAAGATACGCCATATGGGCGCGTCGTCTTCTTGGCAAATGGTGCCCCAATGTTGGCTAGTGAGTTCCAAGAACGTGTCCAACGAGGCGAAAGAGTTCCTCTACTTGGAGCATTGCCTGCAGATGCAGAAAAGAGAGCCGCAGAGGTTCTTATGCCGTCTGGTGCGGGGACGACTCCTACGGAT